GGCTTCTTGTGCTTTTCTTAATTCTGCTGGGTTATTGTCACTCATATTTTGGTTTCCTTTTTATAACACACGCTTCTTCTATTGCACCCCACACATCACCAACAATAGTTTTTAAATCTTTCTCCATATTGTTTTCTTCTATGTACTTAACAAGCTTTTCTCGTTTGCCTTGGAATTCAAATTCAACAGCATTTATACTGCCTGTTTTTTGAGTCCAATGTCCTTCATCAATTAAGTAATCAACACAACTGCCTATGTCATCAATTCCAATACTGTGATAAATGGGTATAGTTATTATTCGTTCTTTGCCTGTTATGCGATTTTTCCTAATTTGTATTTGACACTTAATCCCTATCTGACGTTTTTTGTCTTTTATGATTTTATGTAATTTGCCTTTAATGGATGACCACAATTCGAGTGTAGCGTAGAAACGTAAAGCATGTCCTCCTGCCCTGACTTTCTTTTCAAAACCAAATCCTAAGTTATCTCTGGTCTGACTTATGATAATCAAAATTGATTTACTTTTACGAATACGAGAGATAACCTTACGCAGGTTTTCTGAATTACTTTTAGCCTTCCCATCACCGTAACTGCCAGAAACTTCTTTGCCTTTACGATATGCTTTCTTTTGTTCTCCAAACTTTTCTAACTCACTTTTACTACTCAAACTATCCATCGAATCGAGTATGTAAATAAAAGGTTTGCCAACTTTAACAGCATCATCAACGTGGTAATAAAATTCCTCAATGGTAGATGAATACACATTAAATTCTTCAGCAGTAGCAGGAGACTCCATTCTCTCTACTACCTTTTTTCCAAAGAATCTTTCTATGTTCATTAACGCTCCATCTTCACTATTATCATAAATAAAACGATAATCGTCAAAATTGGGATTGATACTGGCTTCTGCCAAACAAGTTAAAGATAAAAAGGTTTTACCACTTGTAGAATCACCCACGAGATAATAGTAATGACCTTTGACAAAACCTGCATTTATCTTATTCGTGCAAGCTAAGTTTATTAAAGTGCTGCCTGTACTTAAATAATCTTTGCTTGTCACTTTCTCAGCTTTGTGCTTTTTCATCAGAATTTTTTTGAGTTTTTTACTTTTCATTTAATAGCGGGCACAGGATTCGAACCTGTGTTTTTGGCACATGAAGCCAATGTCTTAACCACTTGACCAACCCGCATAATCTTATTAATCATCATCGTCATCATCATCGTCATCATCGTCATCATCGTCATCATCATCGTCATCATCGTCATCATCGTCATCATCATCGTCATCATCATCGTCATCATCGTCATCATCGTCATCATCGTCATCATCGTCATCATCGTCATCATCATCGTCATCATCATCGTCATCAACTGGTTTTTTCTTAGTAGTCTTTTTCTTTAGCTTCTCCTCTTCCTCCTCTTCGTCATCATCTTCATCATCTTCATCATCTTCATCAACTGGTTTTTTCTTAGCTGTTTTTTTAGCTTTCTTTTTAGTAGCCTTCTTCTTTGGTTCGTCATCATCATCATCATCATCATCGTCATCATCATCTATGGGTTTCTTTTTAGTGGCCTTTTTGGTCTTTTTACTTTTCTTTGGCTTCTCTTCTTCTTCGTCTTCATCAGCAGTTTGTAAAAAGATGTTTTTAAGTTCATCATAATCGATAACTTTAATCAAGTCATCGAGACAGACTACTTTTTTCAATGTCTTTGTTTCGTTATAATCTTCTCTGTCTTTAAAATCAATAGCTGTTATCTCATACCCAGTATTACCCTCAAACTTATGTTCTTCAACAGTGAGACGAAGAGTTTTACCATCTGTGTAATCAGCAAATTTGGAATAATTGTCATCCTCTTCTTCGTCTTTAATTCTTGAGTCAAGTAATTTCCCAAACCAAAAGTGTGACATATCCCAAACCTGTGCACCTTTATCTTTCTCTTTTAAGTCAATGACATTGAACAACTGTCTCTGACTTAATTTTAGAGCTTTGATAATTTTTTCATCTGACTCTGGGTCTTTATTCATCTTCATAATAGCTTCACAAATGGGGCATTTCTTTTCACCACCAATAGCAAAACCAGGATACACCCACTGACCACCACTCTCCATTTGTGGACAAACATAAGCATTATTTGCAGCTCCTATCCCACGATGAACCCAGAAAGTCCTTTCATAGTGGGGCATTCCTTCATCTGCGTATGGATTGTTTTTCCCAGCCAGATAAATAAGAACATCTATTTTCTTTGGCTTACTGTCCTTTATGGCAAACAACTCCACACCATCTGGAAGTTCCAACTTGGTGTTTTTGTATTCTCCCTTCTGAGCTTTCTCAGCCCTTGACTTGGCAGATGTTGCTGCCGACAATGCTTTCCTGTGCTTTTCACGCTTCTTCTTTGACATGTTTATGTCTCCTTAAAAATTGTTAATTTTTCTTACTTTTTTTATTTTGATTTTTCATAAATTCTTTTGCTGAGAAAAAACCTACTGAGGCATATCTTCCTATCACATAAGCTACCATAGGGATACCAATAATAATTAATATGGTTATTAAAAAAACATTTAACATTATTTTCTGCCCTTTCTACGAATTGCCTGTTTTTCGATTTCTGCCAGATGTTCTTTGTTCCTCTCGTTTGGTTTGGGTGTGGCAAAGTATCTTTGTCCGTGTAAATCTACGGCTTTTTCAATCATACGTTTACGCTGGTCAAGGGACGCTACAAGATGTTGATATAATTTATATTTATACCGTCTTTTGCTGATTATATCTTCTTGCCTTCGATGTTTTTTATTCAAGTTAATTTGACTCTTGATGGCTGCTTCTGTGAGTTTTTCTTTGCCTTTGCGTATTTGATTATACAACTCAGCATCAATAACTTTTAATTCTCTCTCGGCATCGTCTAATCGTTTATCCACTCTATCCAATTCTTCTGCATACTTAAAGAATAATTTGGGTTGTTTGGAACACTCGACCTCAAGCAGGTTTATGTCAAACTCTAATATATTATCATCTAAATCTTTTTTCATATTATAATACCTTTCTAAAATAAACGATAAGAAGCACTCTTACAAAAGCTAAGAGTTTATTGGCAAGACTACTTATCGTTTTCGGAAGGTATATCCTGCCTTTTTGCCTTCCTTATCATTAGGAGGAGGGAAATGCTTTTACTTTTCTTTTTCAGTAATGGGAATATTTCGCTTAATCTGCTTTTTCAGAATATCATAACAATCATTATAGTTATGATAACCTTCACCTGAACAACCCACACTTTTGCCATTAGCTGTCGAAACTATTCTCCAACGCCATTCCTCTTTAGCATCCTGATAAACTTCTGCTTTAAACTTTGGTTTTCGATTAAACATTTTTACTCCTTTAACTATATTATAGTAAAAAACAATCTTCTACTTAAAAATTATTTACTATTTATCACTTCATAACATGCAGCAACCAAACCTGCAAATTTACTATCGTAGAAATTATCTCTAAAATGTTCTATTACTATAAAAGCCCTTCTACTTAATCCACCACCTCCTAATAGTACACTCTTTGCATAAGCCAATACGAGATACCTGACACCCTCTGGCTCTTCGTTTTCAGTTGCTTTGAGTATTTTAGCCATATCAGACCATTTGGTTTTGAAATTGAATAAAGCCCTTGCAATAGCAATTGCCTGTGTTTCAGTCGAGCTTATCTGTATAGCATCAAGCATTTCATCCTCATTGTCAAGCTTTATTATCTTATCGAGCAGAACAAGAGCCTGACGTGCAGAACCCAAAGAACACTCTATGATTTTCTCTTTTATTTCTTTTGTGGGTTTAAATTTTTCTGCCTTACTGACATTGGAAATGAGAAGTTCAATGTCCATATCTGATAATGGTTTCAAGGCAAGTGACATACACCGTGTTCGGATTGTTTTTAAAAGTTTTTGAGGCTCAGTTGTAGCCAAGATAAAATAAACGTGGTCGGGAGTATCTTCTAATGCCTTTAATAGTTCACTCATTGCATCTGAAGTAATTCGATGACACTCATCTATCAACCATATTCGACAATCACCACCAAGTGGGGCTTGATTCATTCGTCTCGTTATGTTTCTGGCATCATCAATCCCTCTTTTATCAGCACCGTTTATTTCACTAAAATCCTGTTTGCCACAATTCAATTCTCTTCTTAAAATTCTGGCTATGCTTGTTTTTCCGACTCCGCTTGGGCCTGTTAAAAGTATTGAGTGTGGAATTTTATTATGCTTTAATTTCTTCTGCAGGACAGAGACGGCATTATTCTGACCTATTATCTGGTCTAATTTTTTTGGTCGATATTTTTTGTACAGTTCTTTTGACATGAAAAAATTCTCCATTTTAAATATACATAACAATAATAAATCCAATGAAATTTAATCCAAACAAAACAGGGTAAGCCTACTTCTAAATTAGGGGGCACTCTTATCCAGCCTTTTCTTTCTTTAAAACTAATTTTCATATACCAAGGAGGTTTCATATTTTTACCTTTTCCTTTTCATGCCAATTCCCACCTACAGGGGACACTTCAGCTTCTATGTCTATGGGTGTGATGATCCATTTCCAATGTTTTTTAATATCAACAACCATGACTTGACGACATATCTCTAAATAGTTTTGGAGTTCTTTTCTGTAAACATCACTGATTATGCTATCGTGAATCTGTCCTACAATCAAAGTTCTCATACTATATTTTTTGAGTAATTTCTGTATCCTGATTAAAGACCATAACAAACAATGGAACGCAACTCCCTGTACTGGATAATTTATAACCTCATTTCTTTTAAAATATCCCTCAAAATGAAAACCTGTTAAAGTATTAAACCAACCTCTTTTTTGATAGCTCCAATACCATTCCTTACGCCATTGATTATAGATTTTGAACCTGTTATTCCAGAAGTCATGCTCAACGTCCTGAATGTGTTTTTCAAACGTGCCCTTTCTTGGTTTTTGTTTGGGGTCACAAATTCCTAATTTTTTAATCCCATTGGTTTTCAGAAACTTGTACAAACTTCTTCCGTCTTTGGTGTGCAATTTCATTACCCCAATAGCTTCCCATAAAGCTCTACTACAATCAATATAATAATCTCCGTAGAATTGAGGAAATACAAACATGTTCTTCCCACAATATCGAATATTTTTGATTCTTTTTGCATCATCTTTGTCAGTAGATTTTGTCAATTCATTTTTAGGAAGCAGATAGCATTGTTTTGCCATATCTCTGTGGAGGTCTTTTTTGGGATTGCAAAGATATTCTAACATTACAGGGTCTTTATGATACCAAGCAGCACCATGAATTTCAGCCCCACCGTAATCTACTTCTACCAATTGATGACCAACCCTGGACACAAAGGCACGCCGAACAAGTTTACTTATCTCTGGATTTCTTATGGGTATATTTTGAAAATTTGGAGAATCTGATGAATTATGGACACATATTTCATTTGCTATAAAATTGTGGTGTTCTTCTATTTCTATGTCATAAACATCTACTATTTTATTTATATATTCTATTTTTGTTATTTTGTGATTATTGGGGATAAACGGGCCAAATTGATTACCCCATTTTCTTTCAACACTCAATTTACATAAATTATTTGGTTTATTATTTAAATGATTCCCATCCTTATGATGGATA